AAGACTTACCGACACCGGTACCAGCGAGAGCAATATTAAGAGTCTTACGTGGGACGCCACCTTTTGTGATTGTATTAAAGTATTCCAAATCGAATGGAAGCCTGTCTTCTTCTGTATGATAAAATTCATATCTATCCTCCGCATTTTCTACATAGTCGTGACCTACCTTTAAATCAAAACCTACACCTAAAGCTTTGGTAAGTAAATCAGGTAAAGCACCTTTTGTAAGTTGTTCATGTTTTCCATCAATAATTGATATTGATTCCATGATTGCAAGATATATCGCACGATCTTGACACCACTTTTCAGTTGTATCTAACAACCACTTATCATCTACCCTTTCACCGGCAAACAATTGTGGTACAATATCTGAAGCCATATTATATTGCTCATCACTTAATTTATCGCTTTGATCAAGTTCAATCTTAAATGTTTCTGCATTTGGCAGTTTATTATACTTTGCAACGTATTTACCAGCTTCTCGAAACAAAATACGATACACACCTTGAAAATAATCTGGCTTTATGAAAGGCAATACTTTACGCATATACTTTTCATCAGTTAATAAATTACGTAATATAGTTTGTTCTAAATTAGTTGGCATCTTTTATTTCTCTTGTTATTACTTCACCATTACTAAAACCTTGAGACATTATCTGCTCTAGCATAATACCGGCAAACTCTTGTAATTTTAAATCAGAAACTGTGAGTTCAGTATCAGGCGTGTATACGATATCAAAATTAAATGTCATATCTTTTTTCTTTCCATTAAATTTTACAACACCATATTTCAACACTGTTTCCGTAAACATACCTGATAATATTCTGACATTCCAAGCTTGATCGTCTGTTTTATCAGGTATTATTTCATAATGTTTATTTTCTTTTAATACCATTAATGTTGATCCATTTTAGAAAGATTAATACCACCATTTACAATAGAATATTTTTTAGTGATGTAATCTTTAAAATCAGTTTCTTCAATAATTGGTTTCCAAAATTCTTCGTTTAACGTTTCTTTTTCTCGAACTTTTGGTTGTACCAGTTCTCCAGTTGATTTATCAACTCTGCAGTACCAACCAACGCTGGGCTTACTAACATAATTGCCAGACAAAGCAACGTCAAGAAGGCCAGACCAAGGCTGCACACCACCGTCCCAACTAACAGAAATAGGTATCTTAGACTTTTCTTTAACATATCTTGATTTCTCCACGTTAATTACAAAGTGATAGCCTTTTACTTCTGTACCTTGTTTATCTTGTTGTCTACCTACAATCCAAATATTATCTGCACTGTAATAGATACCAGTACCACCTGAAACAACGTCTTTTGGAAATAAGCCAATCTCTTTGTATGTATGATTAACCGCAATCAAAGGTATGTCTTTCATATTTAAATATGGTGTTGTCATTCTAAATAAGCCTTTTAAAGCTTTTGCCCTTGACATATCTGCCACTGACTTTTCATTTATAGCATCATCTAATTCTTTTTTAGATGCAAGGTTACCAACCGAATCAATTACTATTACGACTTTATCTTTTCTATCTAAACCTTCGAGTTGAGCAATCATATCGAATTTTAACTCTTCTACATTTGTAATTGGTGTATGTAGAACTCTTGTTGTATCAATATCAAAGTTTTCAAAATAAGCCTGAGGTGAACCAAACTCTGAATCATAAAACAATAATACAGCATCATCATATTTTTTCAAATACGCACTTGCCATAATTAAGGCAAATGATGTTTTAAAATGTTTTGATGGACCTGCAAGTACTGTTAGCCCTGGTGCCAAGCCGCCGTCCATCGAACCTGATAACGCCACGTTAATCATTGGCACATCAGTTGCAACCATATCTTTTTCATTAAAAAATTTAGAATCAGAAAGTACAGACGTAAAGTCGACTTTACTATTCTTTTTCAATTTATCCATTATTGACATTTATTTCTCCTACAAATAATAATATTATACCATAAACGCATCGAGTTGTACACTGTTTTTTTCAAAATTTAATTTATGATTTGTATTGTCTTGGATCAAAAAATCTGTATTGAGTAGTTGATTTGATAACCTACCATCAACAAATTTTTCTACATGTACTGCCATATCTTCAGCAGTAGTTACTGGCACATTTTGGCAAATATGATTTAAGTTTTTAACGCCGCCTTGTAATTCAAAATCATTTGGAAGTTTCATTATTGACAAACATTCTCTTAGAGTTAAATATCTATCTTCATCCGGATGTGTTAAATGTTTTGGCATATGACCTACGAATGCACCTATTGTGCCTTTTGGAAAATGACAAATCTTTCTCATAATGTTTCCACCTTCAGAAAGTTTTTTATCCATAACCATACATCTTTCTGCAAGTTTTGTATAGCCTTGTTTATACATCCATTTTGAAACATCTTTATAGTTGCCACCGTTCCATTCAATATAATCCATAGCGTTTTGTGAACGAGTTATTTTGGTATCTTGAAACTCTTTATGTGTAATCCCTCCACACATTTCTTCAAGTACGTATCTATAATATGGATTACGAGATGGAATATCTTCATTAGTAAGAACATTCATCTTATCATCTGACTTTCGTTCTACCGAACGAATAGTATCTTCTATTTTTTCATGTTCCCTTTTTATATATTCAAATCTTGGTATCTTATCGCCTTTCCAGAAAAAATAAAAAGTTCTATTTCTTACCTGTCCAAGCCCATGTAAGATAGACTTCGTTTTATAAATCGAGAAAGTGTATCCACAGCTTTCAGCAATTTTTCTGAGTTTTCTGACAACTGGTCTACCGATATTTGAAGCAAGCCCTGGTGCATTTTCGCCCCAGAATACTTGAGGTTTGAGTGTACCCAAAACAAAATCAGCAGTGGTAAGCATCCAATCGTTAGCAGCAGCATCGCTACTAGCTGTAGGACTAAGACTACTAAGACCGGCACATGGGCAAACAGTATTAATAACCTCAACACTAGGTAAGTCAGGTGTCCCATTGTCTCCATAAAGATAGTAGGGAACTGTTCCTTTGTAGTATTCCACCAAGTGATTATCGTTTGCTTTGAAATCATCATAACTTATTATATATTCCGGTTTTCGTTGCAATACATTTTGCATTGCAATAGTAGCTCCGCCAATCAATGGTACTATGCTTGCGTACTTCATTAGCTAGGTATCGTATTTTGTATAATATATTCATTAACTTTAACTTTTGGTTTCCAACCTAATGCTTTCAGTTCAGTTATGTCTGCAGTGTTATCTTGTGCTTCACAAGGATCACCATCTGTAACTTCGATACCTTCCCAACCTGCAAGCTTACCAAGTTCTTCTACCACATTACCAATACCAGTGCCAATGTCATATGCAGGTTTTAATAATCTAATATCTTTATTCATTAAAAGAACTATCGCTTCTACTACATCACTTACGTGTATAAAGTCTCTTACGTGTCTTGTAAGATATGCAATCGAACCATCTAATAATTTTCCAATCAACATTGATTCTCTTGCACCATCACCATATACTGTAGTAAATCTTAATGCGACTTGTTGATCATATGCAGTCTCTTCATTTACTTTTTTACTCGTACCATAAGGTGATAGCCACCAGTTATGAATACAAGATGAAGATGCATACATCAATGGTATGTTATTATAATGACAAATTTTTTGTATACGTGTTGTATTTTCTACATTATTTTTCCAGTATTTCTCTGGCTCTTTTAAACTTTGTCTTACATCAGCATATGCAGCAAGATGAATAACATAATCTGTTCCATAAATTTGTCGTATATCAATATCTTTTATACACTTCGATGGATTTTGTTTTAAATCCCATTCGATTATTTCATGTCCATCTTTTTCTAATCTTGTTTTAAGATGGCTACCAATAAAACCTCTTGAACCAGTTATTGCTATTTTCATTTGTTATTCTCCAAAAATTTTTCTGCTGTTGATAATGCTGAGTTAATTGCTTGATGCATGTCAATATAAACATACATACCGCAACGCCCTATGAAAGTCATGTTTGGTTGTATATGTTTTTTATATTGTTCATATTTTTTTCTGTTTTCACCATTCACATCTTTTACTGGATAGTATCTTTCAAAATTATTAACACTGTAATCACATGGCTCTTCATAAGTTAATGTTGTAAACTGATCATTACTGCCATGGCACGGAAGTACTTTCCATTCTGTAACTCTTGTGTATGGTCCATTATGCGTAAAGTTTACTGTACCTGTTGGTAACACTCTTGTCATAGGTAAATCGACATGATGAAACTTTATTGAACGATACGGTAATGCGCCATATACATAATTAAAGTAATCATCGATTGGCATCGAATTAAAAATATGATCAAATTCTTTTTCCATTCTTTTTTCGAACCTTTGAGAAACATTTACACTAATATTTTTTTCATCTAAGATCAATTCGAATATTCTTGTATAACCATTTTTTGGTAACACTTGATACAAATCATTTGGAAAGTAAAATTCGTTATCATCGTCACGACTTGGTATTCTTTTAATTATTGATGGATCAAGTTCTTCTATAGTCTTTCCCCACATTTTATATGTGTATGGTGCAAAGAATGTACTTATGATATTTTCCTCACCTACTATTCTTTTTGTTTCTTTGTTTACTGGTAACGTAACATATGTACCATCGTGTAGTTGTGCTTTGACTTTATGTCTATATGGTACCCATTCATCAAACTGTGTTATCCAATCATATACTTTCTTATTATTAGTATGAAACAAATGAGGACCGTACTTGTGAACTCGTATACCTTTATCATTCTTATAATCATATGCATTGCCACCTATGTGATCTCTTTCATCTATTACCACAATATCGTGACCAGCTTTTGCTAACTGATGTGCAATGACTGCACCAGAAAAACCTGCACCTACAACTAATATTTTCATATATTTAAAGCCTTCTTTAATTCGTTTTGTTGTATAGTCTTATCCAACGGATGTTTACTATATATCGAGTTTTTTTGTAGCTCGGCTAGGTCTTTCAATTGTTGTGTATTCATACCTTCAAGATCTGATGCTTTTACTGATGCCGCTTCTTCATTACCGTATAATACCATAAGCTCTTCATAATCACCAATCAAGATTGAACCGGCATCAGCAACCTGTAATGGTCTTGCTCTCCACCAGCCTGAACCTGAATGTTCATACCCTGGCATCAAACAACCCCATTGTTCTGAATAAACTTGGCACATATCACCTTCACCAAGTCTTCTTTGGTTATCTTTACGTGAACCAAAATATTCAATATCCCATGGAACATTTTGTTTCTTTAACCAACTTTGTGTTTTACCGTGTGCTAATGATGCAAAGTTAAATTTCATTTCTTTATTTTCTGGACTTATAAAGTCTTCTTCATAAGTCGGTTGTAGTTGTGCTTCCATAAAATTTAAGTTATGAATCTCAACATCACCTCTATCACCAGGTTTTCTGTTCCTATGATAAGGGTTAGGATTATAATTCATCAACTTATCTTTTGGATATTCTAATAGTTTAGTCATGTCACCTGTAGCAAATACTGATAATAATACAGGTGCTTCTTTCTTATCAAGAAAGTCTACAGCTTCTAATAACTGATCAACATAAGGTTCTAAAAATTCTTTACTTATTTGCGGATCTGTTACATTTTGACCAATTAAAAAGTCTTTAAGTAAACCTTCTTTATTGTTTGTTTTTTGTATGTCTTTAAATATCCATGGACATTTCCAATCATCAAATGCTAATATTAATTTACTCTTATCAATGTTGAATATTGACCACAAACCATTATAAAAAGTTAACTGTAATCTTTGCGTAGGCGATGCGAGAAAGCAAATCACTCTATCATATTCAGATAAGTCTTCACCAACTTTTACAATCCTTTGTTCAACTTCATGACCCATGTCTCTTAAACATCTTAGTAAAGAATAATGTGATGGAACAACTTTTAACTGTTGTCTTAAATAAAAGTTTTCAGTAACTTGATTTTTATTCATTCCTGTAACGAGTATCTTCATAATATTATCCTTGTAAGTAGTTATAGCATTTACGTATCATAGTTTTTTCAAATTGTTTATCGTTGAGTTGTCTGTTTCTTGGAGATGGATGTGGCATTTTAAAATGTTCTACATTTACTTTACGTAATGAATCAGATGCAACGTTACCAAGTGCAATAACTTTATTTGCTTCTTCACATTTAACTAACTTATCAAAATCAATTTTATACTTTTCACCGACATCATCGCTGCAATTCATAAATTCAAAATTAGTTAAACCCCATGCTGTACACCAGTTTAATAATCTATCTATTGTATCATTCTTCTTTGGCTTTTCAGCACCAGAAGGATTTTGACCAACAATTACAACCTTATCCAATCCCATTTTATACCTACCTCTTCAAAAAATAAATGAGCATTACCACA